GTTAGTGTAGGTTTCGAAATACTGCATACGTACCTGTGGGATTACAGGAGGGAGAAAGAGTTTGTTTATAGCCACCACTTCAACCGTAGATAAAATTATAATTATGCAAATAACCACCCACACCGAACTACTCAATGCCTTAATCGAAAAGTACAAACTGAAATCTTATTTGGAGATTGGTGTGCAGAACCCGGCGAATAATTTTGATAGAATAAATGTAGATTACAAGGTAGGTATTGATCCTGAAATAAATAACGAAGTATCAATTTCTCGTGCACTATTTAAAATTTCAAGCGATATTTTTTTCTCTGAAATTGTAGATGAAGAAAGTCCTTATAGTGATATAGAAGCTAAATTCGACCTCATCTTCATTGACGGCCTCCACCACGCCGACCAGGTTAAACGTGATTTTGAGAATTCATTGCGCTGCCTGAATGATGGCGGGTTTATTGTTTTACACGACTGCCTGCCAATAAATGAAAGCACAACCCACGTTCCACGTGATAGCAAAGTATGGCATGGCGACTGCTACAAGTTTGCAATGACCTTATGTGAGTATGATGGTATTGATTTTAAAAGCTGCGAACAGGGCGGCCGGTGCTTATGGGTATGGAAGGATGCAACAAAAAATGGATTTACCCACAATCACCCGCTGACATTTGAAACATACTTGAAGTACGGGAAGGAACTTTTAAGATTAAAAGACACCGTTGAAATCTAATGTCAAAATAATACAACCACAACCCGGCTTCCAGCAAAAAGCCCTGTCATGCCAGGCAGACATTGCGATACTCGGTGGCTGTGCTGGGCCAGGTAAAACATTTGCCCTACTTTTAGAATCTGTACGTAATACCAGTAACAAAGACTTTGGCGGCGTAATATTCAGGCGCACATCACCACAGATAAGAGCGCAGGGCGGTTTGTGGGATACGTCATACGAACTTTACCCTGGCTGCAAGGCAACGCCAAAAGAAACTACTTTGGAGTGGCTGTTCCCGTCGGGTGCTAATATGAAGTTCTCCCACCTTGAATACGAGAAAAATATTTACGACTGGCAGGGATCTCAGATTGCCTACATAGGCTTTGATGAGCTTACCCATTTTAGCGAAAAGATGTTTTTTTATATGCTATCCCGTAACCGTTCAACGTGCGGGGTAAAACCGTATGTTCGGGCTACCTGCAACCCTGATCCAGATTCATGGGTTGCAACTTTAATATCGTGGTGGATTGACCAAGAAACAGGGCTGCCAATACCTGAACGGGATGGCGTTTTGAGGTACTTCATAAAGTACGGTGAAAATTATATTTGGGGTGACACATACGAAGATGTAAGCGAAAAGGCCAATCATATCTTAGCGCCGCTGATTGAGAAAAGCGGCCTGCAGCCCAGTGACTTCATAAAGTCACTGACATTCATAAACGGGGATATTTACCAGAATAAAATACTCTTAGAGAAAAACCCGGAGTATTTGGGTAATCTGCTCAGCCAGGATGAACAAACCAGGATGCAGCTACTTGACGGTAACTGGAAGATACAAATAAGTGACAATGATATTTATAATTATTATAGCTTTGCTGGGGTGTTTGACAATGTGAGGGAGGTTGACGATAAGGGCAGTTTTATTACGGCCGATATCGCAATGAAGGGCAGCAATAAGTTTGTGGTTATGTTGTGGCGTGGTTTTACACTGGTTGACATTGAGATAATGAGCAAGTCTGACGGTAAGCAGGTAATTGACCTGATCAGTGAAGTTGCTAAGTTTTGGAATGTAGAAAATCGGTATATTTGTTATGACAGTGACGGGGTTGGTAATTATATCGATGGTTTTATAAGGGGAGCAAAGCCGTTCAGCGGTGGAGCGCCGGCAGCAGAAGTAAAAGATATTGCCAGCGGTGTTATTCAGCGAGAAAACTATTTTAACCTGAAGACGCAGTGCTATTACAGATCTGGCGAAAGAGTAAACCGTGGCGAATATAAAATATCCGAACACGTTGCAAACAAAATGTATGATGATAAGATGACCGTTCGGCAAAGGTTTGTTTACGAGCGCCGGGCAATAAAAAGGGATAAGGTTGACCATGACGGCAAACTTAAGATCATGCCGAAAGAACAAATGAAAATAATGCTATCCGGCGAAAGCCCCGATCTTATGGATGCGTTTATGATGCGAGAATACTTTGAACTAAAACCTAAAAAAACATGGGCATCGGCTTAAAACAAAAGGCTTTAAAATGGCTAGGCCTTGAAAAGGCAGTCAGCGCAGGCCGGTCGGTTCAGCAGTTTGCATTCTTAACGGGGCTGCCAGTTTACAATACCGCTAATTCTGTCGGCAATATCAATAACGGGTATGTAGGTAATGACGATGTTTATTCGGTAATCCGTAGGATAGCCCGTACTATTGCAATGATCCCTTTGAAGGTCTATAAAGTTGTTGACGAAGAAGCTATGAAGCAGTACCAGGATGAGTTAAGTAAAAAGAATTATTCTACAAAAGCCCTGGTAAAGCAGCAATTCTTAAAAAGCAAAGCACTTGAACTTGTTGACCCGGAAAACCCACTGCAAAAATTACTCGATAATCCAAACGATCAATATAGCAAAACAGAATACAGAGAGGGGTTTCATACTTTCCTACTGGCTACTGGTAATAGTTACGTTTACACACCACTAATTGAATTTGGGGCTAACGCTGGGAAACCTACCGAAATGTGGTTATCCCCTTCGCAGTATATGAGCCTGCAGGTAAGTGACACCTGGCCACGCAGGGTATTGGGTTACCGGTTGCAAATAGCTGAGGTTGTGAATATACCCGTTGAGGAAATGATGCACACACGGTATTTCAATCCTCAGTATAACTATGTCGGCAACGAATTGATAGGACTTTCACCATTGACGGCCGGTAGTAAAATACTTGACCGTGGAGATAGCGAAACTGACTACTCAGTAAATGCGTTTCAGAATTCAGGTATCAGCGGTATTGTGTACAATGAATCAGTATCGGGGGATGATGTGGAGGAAGGTGCTTTGAGTAAAATGAAAACCGACTTCTACAATGAAGCGTCAGGCGTAACGAATGCCCGAAAATTGCTATTCCAAGCCGGCAAGATTGGATACACCGCCATCGGCTTGTCGCCGGTGGATATGGATGTTATTACTTCCATGAAACTGACATTCAAAAAACTATGCAACCTGTTTGGCGTTTCTGACAGGCTTTTTAATAACGATGCAACCGGATCTGAGATAAGTGTCGATATTGCGTACAAGGATCTGTACACAAACGCCGCACTACCTGGAGCCTACGCTGAGCGTGACACTTATAACCTGCATTTAGTTCCAAAGTTCAATACCGGCAAAGAAAAGTACTTTATCGATGTTGATATTACCGGCATAGCGGAACTACAGGACGATATGAAGGATATGGCTACTGTTTACAATAGCCTGCCTATTATGAACCCTTCGGTTATCGCTAAGGCTTTTGGCTGGGATACGGATGATGTGGAAGATAAGTGGTTTATTAAAACGGGTTACGTACCGGTTGACCAGGCTGGTGGCATTGAACCTTTACCAATAGAAACTGAAAATGGCAACTGACAAAATTAAACAAATCATAGAATCCGCAATCCCTTTAACAGAGAACTGCGAAATTAAGCGCAGCGAAGAGTTGAAGCGACGGGCAAAGCTGCGTATTGATATTGAGGAGTTGTTGCGTACCCATGACACATCGCAACCGTATAAACCTAATTTAGAGTATAAAGACGGGCATCCATTTATGTCCGCAATAGACGAATAAATGTGGACGCATCCAAACTACAATATCGCAATAAATTTCACCGGTTCCAGTATAACCGTGAGCAGGCCTTTGCGCCAAAGTTTAACAAGGCGCTGAAAGAGCAGTACCAGCAGTTCCTTATTGAATACAAATCCAGCCGTAACACTACATCCGCTCTAATGTCAATATCCGCAATGCCTATAATGGCTGTTCTGCAGCCGTTATATTTGGACGCTGGTACACATTGGGGGTCTTATGTTTATAGTACTT